ATGGACATCTGGTGTGCATAAAGATAAAAGACATAAAGGTAAAGAGTGTCGTGCATATACAACTAACAATGAGTGTGGCAGTTGTCGTGCTTGTTGGAATAGAAAAGTTAAACAAGTAAGCTATAAGGAGCATTAGTATAGATATGTTAGATGTATTAAAAACTAAAAAATTAGAAAATGAAAATGAAAGAATAGATATACAAAAAGATTTATTAGTCTGTAATAAATTAATGTTTGAATTAAGAGACTACTACAGAAGAAGTTTAAAGTCTGGAAGCAAACATAACGGATATAAGTATTGGGTAATGAATGGTCTAAATTATTTTAGAAATTATAGGCTTTCTAATTATTTATGGAAAACTAAAAGAAGATTAAAATCTTTACAGATAAAGAAAGATGATTTTTATAAATCTTTAGAGGATATAAAAGATATTATTTCTTCTTTAAAAGAAAACGAAAACCAGATTAAAAATCTAAATTTATATTTAAAAAATTTAGAATCTTCATATGAAAAAATTACTTCTTTATTTGAAGATGAATACTTAAATTCTTTAAAAGATAAAAAAATTAATGAAGATTTAGAGGAATAATGAGTGACACATTTACATTAGGACTTAAGTTTCAAATCTTAGTCGAAGAACTAGGTGGAGAAGTAACAGAAAAATCTTTGTATCTCAAGGGTAAAGGCAGTCAGTTTACTTTTAAACTAAAAGATAAATCTTTTGCTGTTGACTTGTGGGATGAAAGTATTGTGGAGGAATATAACAAATGACATTTGCATGGCATCACCCAAATTATTATAAAAAATTAAAAGATAACTTGACAAATAATGAAAACTATGATAAGGAAATAAATCATGATAAAATACAAAGTACGCCTAACAGGTCTAGGAATAGAAGCAGTAGCAGTAATTCCGTTCAAACAAGAACCAACCTACGAAGAACTTGAAAATGAATTAGCATTCTATCTTAATGAAAATCTAATGAAGATAGAAGCTAATAATTTTTATGCAACAGATAGATATACTATTACCTACGAAGAAATTAGACAGGAGAATACTATTTGAATATAGCACAGCAAAGAGAAGTAATACTAGGTTTAAGTGTACCAGAAGAAACCAAACAAAGAATGGATTGTCCATTCTGCCATAATAAAAATACATTATTAGTAGATACAACTGAAGATAAAATAAGTTGGTACTGTTTTCATGCGTCATGTTCTGCTAAAGGTAGACATCAAGGTGAAAAGACTATCAAGTATGTAAATAAAACTTTTAATAAACAAGAAGAAACAGGTGAGCCTAAAAAATTTTTAGTACCAGATAGTTTTAAATCTCCATACTCAAATGAAAGGGCAATGAAATATTTGCGTGATAATAATTGTTGGGATTCATGGTCAATGAATAGAGCAGATATTAAATACGATATAACTAAAGAGCGTGTGGTATTTATGATTAAAAATAATTATTCAAATGAATATGTTGGTGCAGTTGGTAGAGCATTAGATAAAACTGTATATCCTAAATGGTTTATGTATGGTAGTAAGAATGTTCCTTTTATTTGTGGTCAATGTGATGATGCAGTTATAGTTGAAGATTGTGCATCTGCTTGTGCAGTATCTGGCGTATTGACAGGCGTAGCAATCATGGGAACTTCATTAGCAAATACACATCTTGCACACATAATGCAGTTTAAAACTATTTATGTTGCTCTTGACAGAGATGCAACAACTAAATCTTTTGCTATTGCTAAAGAATTAAGAGGGAAAGGATTTGAAAATGTTGTAGTCAAAAACTTGACAGAAGACTTAAAATATTATAAGAGCGATGATATTAGAAATATATTTTATGGAGAAAAAAATGATAGATAGACCACACCCAAGCAATCCTAACGCAGGAGATTTTGATGCAGGCAAATATGTTAGAATGAATCAAGATGATAGAGGCGAGTTAGATTTAACTAGGCAAATAGAAAATCTTACAGAAGAAAATAAAAAACTAAAAGTTGAAATAGAAAGACTAAAAAGTTTATTGCATGGCTCTAGTTTAGATTTAAAACAAGCAGAAGAAGTTAGATTAAAACTAGCAAAAGAAATTGATAGACTATCTGAGATAATCAATTACTTAAATGATAGAATAAGAAAATTTAATAATGGTATATGAAAGGTAACACAATGGAAAAGCAACTACTAAAGATGATGCTCAATAAAAATTTTTATAATGAGTATCGTGGAGTAATATCTAGAAATGTATTTGAGGGTGACTTGGGTTCATTCTTTGATTCATTACAAAAAGCACACAAAGATTATGAAGGAGATTTAAAGTTAGATGATATACTTACATTGCATACAGGCAAGTTTAATCCTGCACTAACTAGAACTGCTAAAGAAAAATTTACTGAGTTAGTTGAAGATATTAAAACAGTTACTGACCCATCTCCACAGATTGCAAAAGATATTGTTAATCTTATGGCAGACAGAGAAACTGCACAGAAAATAGCAATTGAAGCTACAGAAATATTTAATGGTAAACCTGCAAACTTTAATGACATATTAAAATTAATTGAGAATCATAAAAAAAATATGCCAGATAATAATACACAAGCAGTAACAAATGACATAGGTTCCGTAATGGAACAACTTAGTGTTACTACTAAATGGAAATTTAATATTCCAATTTTATATGAAAAGGTTGGTGGTATTGGTGATGGCAATTTAATGATTGCATTTGCTAGACCAGAGACAGGTAAGACTGCCTTTTGGGTTAGTTTAGTTTCAGCACCAGATGGTTTTGCATGGCAAGGTGCAAAGGTTCATGCATTTATAAATGAGGAACCTGCAATAAGAACTCAAATGAGAACTATATTATGTTCAACTGGATATAATATGGATGAAATACCAGACAATATGAAAGAGGTTCACTTCACATGGTCAAAAATAAAAGATAATATTTTTTTATTTGATATTGTAGATTGGACTTTAGAAGATATAGATACTCATTGTGAAAAACATAAACCAGATATAATTGTTATCGACCAATTAGATAAGGTAAATGTTAAAGGTACATTTGCTAGAACAGATGAAAAGTTAAGAGCAATATATACTGGTGCAAGAGAGATAGCAAAGCGTAGAAATTGTGCTGTTATAGCTATATCACAAGCATCAGCAGATGCACATAACAGAGATAAAATATCATTTGATATGATGGAAAATTCTAAAACTGGAAAAGCTGCCGAAGCTGATTTGATTATTGGTATTGGCAGAAATACAGGGGTAGATACAGAGAATAGAAATAGAACTTTAAACATAAGTAAAAATAAAATAACAGGCTATCATGGTGAACCTGGCTGTGTTATTAGAAGGGATATAAGTAGGTACGAAGGATGATAACAATACTAGATATAGAAACAACATTTCAAAAAAATAAAAATAATGGATTTGATCCATCTCCATTTCATAAAGATAATAAATTAGTTAGTGTTGGTATGGAATCAAAGTATGGAAGTGAATATTATTTTTTATATCATACTGAAAAAATTAGTAAAGGTGGTGCTGCTAGAGTACAGGAAGTACTAAGTGAAACTACATTATTAGTTGGTCATAACATTAAGTTTGATTTAATGTGGTTATTGGAAGCAGGATTTACATATACTGGTAAAGTATATGATACTATGATTGGAGAATATATTTTAAATCGTGGTATTAGAAAATCTTTAACACTGCAGATGTGTTGTCAGCGTAGAAAGATAGGTGTAAAAGATGATAGAGTTAAAGAGTTCCTAGATTTAGGTAAAGGTTTTGATGAAATGTCTGCTGATTTAGTAGAAGAATATGGCAGAAATGATGTCCTAATTACTAAAAAATTATTTGAATCACAGATGCAAGACTTTAAATTGCCTGCAAATAAAGGATTATTAACTACTGCAAAAACTATGGGAGAGTTTCTTATTGTGTTAAGTGACATGGAAAGAAATGGAATATATATTGACCTAAATGTACTGCATAAAGTTGATGCTGAATACAGAGCAGAAAAAGCATATCTTCAACAGAAAATTAATAAGATTGTTTATAATAAAATGGGAGATACTGAAATTAATTTATCTAGTCCAGAGCAATTATCATGGTTAATTTATTCTAGAAAACCTCTTGATAAGAATAAGTGGTCTTATATTTTTAACATAGGTGTTGATAAAGCTACAGGTAAAAATAAACGTAGACCTATTATGTCTAGAATACAATTTAGAAAATTAGTTCATAGCAATACTGAGCCTGTATATAAAACTATTGCAAGCAAATGTATACATTGTAATGGTGATAAAGTAATAAAAAAAATTAAAAAAGATGGCACACCATTTAAAAAATATCCTAAGTGTACAGATTGTAATGGT